AAAGAGACTAGCAGAGAACAAACAGCGGAGATGAAAGATGAGGTTGCATGGGACCTTTTGCTTGGATCCCAGCCGGACAGGTAGCCCCTCGGCAACCTGCCCTTGCGAACTTTGTACCTCGTTTTAAACGGACGAGGTAGAAAGAACAAGCTCGCTTGATGCTCCTTAATATAGCCCCCAACAGCTAGAGGCATTGCGTACACGGAGTTCTCATCGAACTTCTTATACACCTTGCATGGCTGAAGGTACTTATACTTGCGGGAGCAACCTGAGCTAAGAATCCCAGAATCTGGGGATTCCCACTCGGGCACGAAGTACGGACCGTTCTTTAATAGTGACATCAAATACGCAACTGAATCGCAGAGGTATATTCCAACCTTTGCAGACCAGTCTAGTACTTGGTTAATCACTACGTAGATTGAGTCGTCGGTGGCAACAGACTTAGCATAGAATGGAGTAACATCCCATCCCATGTAGAAGTCACCACCACAACTCTCCCTAAACGGCCCACATGAGTAAGATTTATCGGTATTAACGATAAATCCAGCACCTTGAAGTACTTTACAGAAGCCTTCGTACTCATTCGCAGGTATGATGATATCATCACCAAAAACTGCGGTTTTGGACCAATCCACAAAAAGGGTTGGCCCACCACGAGTACATCGGTAACCGTAAATGAGGCTCGTAAGCAATAACGTCATCAGTGGGAAAGTAAAACCATTCCCCATAGTTGATATCATTGCTAAATTCAGAACCTCACCTCCTGGTAGTACAGTCGTTGGTGACCGTAAGGTCATTAGTAGATCGTACCACTGGGGGGGCATCAAGAGCTTGACCAGTTCAGGTGAGATACAGTCACTAGCGGATTTCAAGTCGATAGTCGCAAGACCGTCGGTTATTGAACCGCTACACGCCAACATCCTGTTCTTAGGCTGCTGACATTCTATATCTAACCCTATGCTTCGCAAAACCCTCTCCAGGTAACGGCCAGCAGCAAGCTGTAAGGCCATGTTCCCGGAGGGTTCGATAGCAATGGTCCTCTCAGTTTCTTCGTTCTTTGGAACCGTTGTCATGCGCGATCCCTCAACTACGGTGTAACCACTCTCCTTCCTCAATTTGTCATGGAGGTCGAAGTACAGGTTATTCCGACGTAGCATTAACACCAAGGGAACGCAGGGAGTCGTACAACTCATGGGCTGAACGATCTTTTCGGCGGTGTGGGTACCCTTGATGCCATTACTGGCACCAGGACCAAACCGCCAATGGTCGAACATGTGCCCCAGGTCTAGCGGGATCTGTACATTGAGCTCCGAGAGCCGTGCATTGTAGCGCTCAAGTATTACAGTGATGTAATACCGGGCGTTTTCAACCACAGCACTAGGAAGTCCAACACGGAAATCCCTAACCAGGTTATTGACATCAGCGAAATCGCTAATAGCTTTAACCCGGAGACCTTCTTGAGAAAGTCGAGCACGCTTTCGCATGCGAGACTTTTGTCGCTTAATCGCGAAGACTTTCCAGTCTTCTTGAGTGGCGGCATCGTCTAACTCCTTTGACAAAACATTGAAGAAGCTGTTAAGTCTATCTTCGTTCTGACCCATCGGATATCTCCGAATAGTGACTGAAACGTGGTTTAGAAAATGCCGGATATTACCGTATCGGAAATACCTGATGCCTGATTCCATCCCAAACCCATATGGGCCGAGATGAGGGCACGGATATCTTCGGGTTCGTACGTATCCGCTCCAGCTGGAATTTCAATGGTCGTAGTAATTCGAGCGACCATCGCACTCTGGTTGGAGGCCGGTTGAACGCCTTTACGAGTAATTAACTTGTAGACGTTCATCGGAACATTCTTGATCACGCCAGTCACTGGGTTGGCCTGAGGAAGAGTCTTCAGCACCGCCGGACGAAAGAACGTGAAGGTAAACGGCTTTGAAACCGTTGAAATCTCAACGTTCGTTTGCGTACCCCCGAGCGCCGAAACGGCATATTGCTTGCCATTGACGTTAGGGGCCGTATCCGTCAGGATGGTGTAGGTCGGGCTTGTGAGCCCGGTAACAGCCGCTCCAGTAATGGGACTACTAGGACTAAAAGCCACTGTATGGCTCCAAATCTATTTGCGCTGCATAATTACAGACGCGAGGTTAAGGACCTTAGAGATCCCAAATTTTCCTATCTCATCCACCGACTTGAATCTTATGCCAGTGTAGGGTAGGGTCGTGCCAATAGGCGTACGTTCGAACTCATCGCGCACCACGACGCTGCTCCCAGAAACCGGAGCAGCGTACCAATTCGCTGGTATTACCCAGCTAAAAGTGGTGTTAGCGGTGATTTTCAAACGTCGGGTGACACCTGCATAGTTCATAGTTCCAGGTAGTACTTGGAACGTGTCTTCAAGGTACTCTCCGATATTCGTGAAGTAATCAAAGACCCAAGAGTAAGGCATTAATTCCCAAAAAGCGGGAACCAACTTCTCACTCGAAAATCCAAGATGCTTCATTATACCGTAGTCATTACCAGCGATGACACTCAGGTGACCCCCACAGTAATAGCGATAGGAAAGCCTGTAATGATACGTAGTTTGCGCATACAACTGAGGACCTCGAGGTGAGGCCAACAGCTGGTCGCGCGTGCTATGCACCATCCAGTCTCTTTTCGCTGATGCTGAATCTCTGATACCGGTATTACCTTTATTAAGGTAATAGTTTCCGATGGCGTCGATTACGTTCTCAATGTCGCCTATTAAAGGGCGTACACCAAAACCGTAAGCTAACCATGCTGATGCAGCCGTTTTATGGGCTTTACCAGCGTATTCATAAAGAGATTTGCCTTTGGTCCTCTTGACGTTGACGACAGCTAACAACAAGTCCTCAGTCATCTTGGTAGCTTGCTGGACAAGTCCTTTAAGCTCCTTGACTTCTGCGGTAGGTGCTAGCGCGTCCGCGCCTCCAGGCCGCTTCCTAAGCTTACGCTTAAGACGTTCAAGAGCAAGCGATGATAAGTTGCTGTCACCGTTTGTGATGATGGTAGGGAAACCAGGTTGAATGCTAAATACATAAGCATCCTCTTTGGTTCCTTTATTCCCACCAGCATAACAGCTGGATTTGCAACTCGACGGCCGAGCCTTAGCTTCCATGTAGGCAAGCGAATAGACTCGTCCTGCGTCTTGCTTCTTCGCGATCTGGATTTTCCACGAAGGGTTTGATACAGTTGTCCGATAGCACTCCGGCCCGTACGGGTACATGTAGTCGTCAAAGTTGACATAACTAGATGACCCGTCAGGGAGAGTCCGGTACAAAGTACGCCGGAACCTCACTCTTTCGAACCAGGATGTAGTCGGCACGTCACTCACCTCCGTAGCAAGAGCGGTTGGAAAGCCGCTCTTCAAAGCAGACCCGGTGAACTTCAGCGTTTAGCACACGGTGAAGTTGCACAATCAAGTCCCGAGTACGATTGTACTCGTCGATGTTAACAACCTCAAGGCCTTCTCTAGAACCTGTGAAGATCCTAGATAAGCCTAAGGGGATGCTATCAGCGAGATCTAAAAGAGCTCGCCTTTGGTCGTGCAACTCAGCCATAGTAAACGCCTCCTAACGAACTTATAGGGGACCCAGGAAGAGTTAAACCATGTGCTCTAGGATACAGATAAGCTTTAACAGCTGTTTCCGTATCAAAGAGCTAGCGATTAGTGCATCACGGACAGCAAAAACTTCGTCCGCAGTAAACTGATCACTAAGTAGATCGGCCAACCTTTTACAAAGGTCGAAACGATCAACCGTATACCGACCGTTGTACTTCTCCTCGAAAGTTCTCCTGTTTTTACGGGAGATCTCGAGAAGGGCAAAACAGAGGCATACGGGATTTTCGAGCGCAAGCTTACTAACGTGAGACTTGTCTTGAACAGACATGGAAAACTCCTAAAGGGTTGAAGGAAGCCGGGTC